GTAGAGGCGAAAGGAGGAGATCATGTTCATGGGCACCACCCCCTTCATCACGGTCCGCGCCCGCCGACCGCTCACCGAGATCGAGTTCTGCGCCTGGGTGGCGCAGGCCGTGCCGGGCGACCGGCTCGAATACCATCGCGGCTTTCTGGTTCTCGACATCTTCCCGATGTTCGCCCGGTTGCCGGATCAGCAGCGCGCGGAACTGGCCCGGCTCGGGTCGCGCGCCTTCTGGGCGGCCGAACAGGGCCTCGTGCACCTGGTTCAGGAGCGCACGGGCCCCGACCAGTTCGCCTACATCGCCGTCGCCCGCCCCAAACCGAAGGCCGCTGCGGTCTCGCTGTCCGCGCTTCTGCTCGCCGAGCGAGAGGCCGCGTGATGACCGCCTTCCAATCCCTTTTTGCCGATCATGGAGACCCTTACATGCCGTTCCCCGCGAACACTCCCACCATCGACGATCTGCCGGGCCTCGGCCTTCAGGACATCGCCCAGCTGTCCGTCGAACTGCTGGCCATCCTGCAGCGCGACGTCGACGAGCGCCTGAAGCGCGACAAGGCAGCGAAGGCCCGCCTCGATGGCGCTCTGACCGTCCGCTACGCCACCCGCGCCGCAGAGGAGCGGCAGGCCGCGAACAAGGATACTGGCACGATCCGGTTCGACGACGGCGATTTCACCGTGGTCGCCGACCTGCCGAAACGGGTCGATTGGGATCAGGATCGCCTCGCCGCAATAGTCGAGCGCATCCGCGCCGCCGGGGACGATCCCGCGCAGTATGTCGACATCGCGTTCAAGGTGCCCGAGCGCAAATACGCCGCCTGGCCCGATGCGATCCGCGCCGGTTTCGAGCGCGCGCGCACCGTCCGGCCCGGGACGCTGAAGATCGAGATCGTCCCGCAGGGAGGCGATCAATGAGCCTGCGCATCATTTCCGCCGACGACCGGCTGCGCGAGGCGCAGGGCAAGACCACCATGGCGCTGTTCGGGCCGAGCGGCGCGGGCAAGACCACGCTGCTGAAGACCCTGCCGCCCGCCGAGACGCTCTGCGTCGATCTGGAGGCTGGTCTCAAGTCCGTCCAGGACTGGCCGGGCGACAGCATCCCGATCCGCCGCTTTTCCGACGCGGTCGACATCGCCTGCCTGATCGGCGGCGCGAACCCGGCCGCCCAGCCCGAGGAGCATTTCTCGGAGGCGCATCATGCGCATCTGCGGGCGCAGCATCCCGAGCTGGCCGAGAGGATCGATACCAAGCGCATCATTTTCGTCGACAGCATCACCGACCTGACACGCCAGGCCATGGCATGGGCCAAGACCCGGCCCGAGGCGCTGTCGGAACGCACCGGCAAACCGGACACGCGCGGCGCCTACGGGCTTCTGGCGCGCGAGGTCATCGGGCTTCTCAAGCACCTTCAGCACGCGCCCGGCCGCACCGTCATCTTCGTCGGCATCCTCGAGAAGGTCGTCGACGACATGAACCGCGTGACCTGGCAGCCGCAGATGGACGGCGGAAAGGTCGCCCGCGAGCTCCCCGGCATCGTCGATCAGGTGCTGACGATGAGCCTGTTCACGCAGGATCCCGGTGCGGGCCCCGATGCGCCCCCGACCTGGCGGCACGATCCCGACAAGGGCAACGCGCGCCGCCTCGTCTGCCAGTCCGGCAATCCGTTCGGCCTGCCGGCCAAGGACCGCAGCGGCAGGCTCGACCTGACCGAGCCGCCCGATCTCGGCGCGCTCCTCACCAAGATCAACCAACCCCGGAAAGGATGACGACATGACCTTCGACATGAACGACGTGGAGCCGCAGCAGTCCGGTGACCTGATCCCCGATGGCACCTTCGCCAAGGTGGTGATGACGCTGCGCAAGGGCGGTACCGACGGGACGGGCGATGCGGATCGAGGGCTGCTCAAGGCCTCCAACCAGCCCGGCAGCGACGTGCTGATGCTCGACGCCGAGTTCACCGTCGCCGAAGGCCCGCATGTCCGGCGCAAGTTCTGGCAGAACTTCACCGTGCAGGGCGGCAAGCTCGACGAGCAGGGCCAGTCGATCGGCTGGAAGATTTCGAAGTCGACCTTCCGCGCGATGATCGACAGCGCGCTGGGGCTGAACCCCGAGGACATGAGCGAGGCGGCGAAAGCCAAGCGGGTGCTGCGCGGGCTCGCCGATCTCGACGGGATCAGCTTCGTCGCGAAGATCCAGATCGAGCCGAGCCGCAACCCCGCCTACAAGGACGCCAACAAGCTCGACCATGTCGTGCTGCCCACCGCGCCCGAATGGCAGAAGGTGATGGCAGGCGAGACCGTGCCCGCGCAGCCGTCCAACAAACCCCGGCCCGCCGCAGCACCCGCGCAGCCCGCGACCCCGGCCTGGGGCCAGCCGCAGGCGGCCTCCGCACCCGCGGCGCCTGCCTGGGGTGCGCCGACGGCTCCCGCCCAACCCGGCAACCAGACGCCGCCAGCCGCCAAACCCGGCAACGGTCCGGCCTGGCTGAACCCGTGAGCCCGGACGAATGGCAGGCGCATGTCACCACGGAGGCGGCGCTCGCGATGGGACGCTGGCTCGAGGCGCGCGGGCGTCTCGACCGCCCCATCGCCAGCCTGACCCGGCGCGATCTGGAATGCATGGCTTCGAACGCCATCAGCCGGTTCATCGTGCTGTCCTCCGAGCGCCGGACCGCGGCCCCGGACAAGGAGGAGCGCGACACGCTGGACCTGCTGCTCATGGGGTGAGCGGCGTCTCGGAAAGGCGGCGGGGGAGCGTTTCAGCCGCGAACGGGCGGAGCCATCCTTCGCGCGCCGATCTCGCCCGGCGCGTGCCCTGCGCTCACTGCGGTCGCGAGGCCCGGGGCTTCGGCTACTGCCACGGCCTGCGCTGGGACCGTCACCCTCATTACCGCTTCTGCTCGATGGCTTGCCTGATGGCGGGCTCGGCCAACGCCAAAAGGAACCACGGCATGATCGACAAGACCGACATGGAGACGCGCGCCATCGTGGAGGCCCGCCGGATGCTCGCCGAGGCGCTGACGGAGATGGGCCTGATGGAGCCCTTCTTCGACCGCCCGGCCGCGGACATCGACCGCGTGATCGAGGCCTGCGTCGACGGCTTTCAGGCCTCGATGCAGCGCCAGTCCGACAACGGCGATGTGCCGTTCTGAGGGGGTGCGGATGCTGGTCGATTTCAATCACGGTTCGGGCTTCGTCTATGGCCGCGACGCCTCGGATCCCGAACCCCTCGGCGCGCGGATCAACCGCCAAATCGACGCTGCGCTGGAGGCCGAACGCGAGGGCCAGCGCCCGCGCAACTATCTGGGCGCCAGCCGCATCGGCGAACCCTGCGCGCGGCGGCTGGTCTACGAGGTCACACACACGCCGCCCGATCCCGGCAAGGATTTCGAGGGGCGCGTTCTTCGCATCTTCGCGGCCGGGCATGTCTTCGAGGATTTGGCGATCCGTTGGCTCCGGCAGGCCGGGTTCGCTCTGCGCACGCAGACGCAAGCTGGCGGCCCGTTCGGTTTCGAGACGGCGAGTGGACGCATTCGCGGCCATGTGGACGGCGTGATCGTCGATGGCCCGGAGATCGGCCTCGAATGGCCTTTGCTCTGGGAACACAAGGCGCTGAAAGCCTCGTCCTGGTCCGACACCGCGAAGAAAGGCGTGCAGCTCTCGAAGCCCGTCTATTTCGGCCAGATGCAGATCTACATGGCATACATGGGCCTCGGGTCCGCGCTTTTCACCGCACTGAACAAGGACACCTGCGAGCTCTACCACGAACATGTGTCGTTCGATCCGGCCGCCGCGCAGGCGCTGTCGGACAAGGCGGTCGACGTGCTGCGCGCCGCGGACGCAGGCGTTCTGCTGCCCCGCATCGCGACCAGTCCCGACTTCTTCCTCTGCCGGTTCTGCCCGTTCGCAACCCGCTGCTGGGAGGGCCGCGCATGACCATCACCCTCTCCGAAGCCCAGGGCCACGCCATCGCCGCGATCCGTGACTGGTACGAGACGCGGCGGGACGAGCAGCAGATCTTCCGCCTCTTCGGCTATGCCGGGACCGGCAAGACCACGATCACCGCCATGGCGATCGAGGCGCTCGGGCTTGAGCCGATGACCCCGGGCGGGCTTGGCGTCGTGATATTCGCCGCCTTCACCGGCAAGGCGGCGCTCGTCATGACGCGCAAGGGCACGCCCGCGCAGACCATCCACAGCCTGATCTACCGCGTCTCCGAGGCGACGCCCGAAGAGATCGCGCGCGCGACCGAGGATCTGCTGGCGCTGCGGCGCGACCTGCCGCGCATGGGTCCGGCCGAGCGCGGGTTCGCGATGACGCGCATCACCCAGCTCGAGCTGCGCCTCGAGGACATCCACCAGCCGAAGTTCCTGATCAACGAGCAGTCGATCCTGCGCGACGCGGACCTCCTGGTGCTCGACGAGGTTTCTATGGTGGGCAAGGAGATGGCCCACGATCTCATGGCCTTCGGCAAGCCGATCCTGGTGCTGGGCGATCCGGGGCAGCTGCCGCCCGTGAAGGACACGGGCTTTTTCACCGAGACCGTGCCGGACGTGATGCTGACCGAGGTGCACCGCCAGGCGGGCGACAGCGCCATCCTGCGGCTCGCGACGCTGGCCCGTGAGGGGCTGCCGATCCCACCCGGCGCGCATGACGACCATGTCTGGAAGATGTCGCGCCACGAGGTCGGTCCCGCGCAGATGCTGCAGGGCGGTCAGGTGATTTGCGGCACCAACGCGACGCGGCGCTGGCTGAACACCGCGATGAAGCGCGCGGCCGGGTTCGGTGCGGATTTTCCGACAGGCGGCGGCGAGAAGATCATCTGCCTCAAGAACCGCCACGATCTCGGGCTGATCAACGGCATGTTCCTGACCCTCACCGAGGTGCTGCAGGATCCGGACGACGCCTTCGCCTTCAGCGCCATGGTCGAGACCGAGGACGGGGTGAGCCTCGGCGGACGGCAGAGCTTCTGGCGCGGCGAATACGCCGATCATGTCGCCTACGACCCCGAGCGCGGGCGACGGGAGTGGCAGATCCGGCGCGGGCTGATCGAGTCCAGCTGGGGCTACGCCATCACCTGCCACAAGTCGCAGGGCTCGCAATGGGAGAACGTCGTCGTGTTCGACGACGGGTTCGGGCGCAGCGCCGCCGACCGCAACCGCTGGCTCTACACCGCGATCACGCGGGCCGAGAAAGGTCTGGTGATCCTTGCTTGACCTCAACGACGCCAAACCGCTCGGCGGCGAGCCCCTGCGCTACGATCTCGATCTGGTGGTGGCGCGCCTGCGCGAGACCGCCGAGATATGGGTGCCACGCCTGTTTCCGCGCGGGCGCAGGTCGGGCGACGAGTGGCGGCTCGCCAACATCCGGGGCGACGCGCCGCGCAATACCGGCTCCTGTGTCATCACCCTGCGCGGCGCGCATGCTGGCGACTGGATCGACTTCGACGGCAATCAGGGCGGCGGTCCGATCAGCGCCATCGAGGAAGCGACCGGGCTCGACGGCCGGGCCCTGATCGTCGAGGCAGCAGAACTCGCGGGCATCTCGCCAGGCGCGCCGGAACGTCGCGCGCCACCGACGCCACCTCCATTGAAGCGCGATCCCGCGCTCGAGATCGCGCACATCATGACGGGTGCGCAGCCGATCACGGGCTCCCCGGTCGCGCGGTATCTGACCGGACGCGGCCTGATGGTGCCCGAGGCCGCAGATCTGCTGTTTCACCCTGACCTGACCCATTGGGAGACGAAGACCGGCTATCCGGCCATGCTTGGACAGGTCCGCGACCGCGATGGCGCGGTCATCGGCCTGCACCGCAGCTACCTCGCCACCGATGAGGTGGCGGTCACCAAGGCGCCGCTCGACAAGGCAAAGAAGATGCTGGGCCGAGTGGCGGGTGGCGCCGTGCGTCTGGCCGCGCTCGGCAACGGCGATCGGTTGGCTCTATCCGAAGGCATCGAGACCGGCCTCGCGGTGATGACCGCATGCCCCGATCTGCCGGTCTGGGCGACGTTGTCGACATCGGGCCTCGAACAGGTCGATCTGCCGCCTGGCGTCCGGCGCGTGCTGATCCTGGCCGACAACGACACCTCCGGGGCCGGTCTGCGGGCCGCCGAGGCCGCCGCCCGGCGCCTGCGCGCGCAAGGGCGCGACGTGGCCGTCGTCTTGCCGCCCGAGGAAGGCGAGGATTTCAACGACCTGCTGCTGCGCGAGGGGCCCGAGGCTGTCGCCGCCCTGATCGCCGATGCGGAGGCCATCACCGAGGCCGAACCCACACTGCTGATCGGGCAGCACCGGCCGGTCAACTATCAGGGCAGCGGCGAGGCCATCCCCACCTTGCGCGCCGACGAGGGCGATCTCGCCCGCTCGGTCGAGCGGGTCTGGAGCCTGCTGATGGCCTCGAACCGGACGCCATGGGTGTTCCGTTTCGCCGGGCAGCCGACATGGGTGGTGCCCGACGACGAGGGCCGTCCGGTCGCCACCGCGATTACCGAGGAACGGCTGCGTCACATGCTGGCGCGGCTGGCGCACTGGAAGAAGCTGAACGGTAAGGGCGAGCTGGTCGCGGCCCCGCCGCCGATCGCCGTGGTTAAATCCGTGCTGGCCACGCCCGACCCCGCGCTGCCCGTGCTGGTGGGCATCGTCAACACACCCGTCTTTGGCCGGGGCGGCACGCTGCTGACCACGCCGGGCTATCATCCCGACGCGCGGCTTCTCTACGCCCCGACGCCCGGGTTCGTGGTGCCGACCATTCCGGCCAAGCCGTCCGCCGCCGAAGTTGCCGCAGCCCGCAATCTGCTCTGCGAGGATCTGCTCGGCGACTTCCCCTTCGTCGGCCCCGCCGAGATGGCGCATGTGATCGCGCTGCTGCTGCTCGGCTTCCTGCGGGGCATGATCGACGGGCCGACGCCGCTGCACCTGATCGAGAAGCCCAGCCCCGGCTCCGGCGCCACGCTGATGGTCGATGCCGTCGCCACCATCCTCACCGGCTCGGGCGCGAGCGTCATGACCGAGGGGCGCGACGACGACGAATGGCGCAAGCGCGTCACCGCCAAGCTGCACCAGATCCCCGCCATCGTGCTGATCGACAACCTGCGCGCCAAGCTTGACAGTTCCGCCGTCGCGGCCGCCCTGACGGCGCCCTTCTGGGAGGACCGGATCCTCGGCGCATCGGAAATGGCGCGGCTGCCGATCCGCTGCCTCTGGATCGCCACAGGCAACAACCCCGAGTTCTCCAACGAGATGGCGCGCCGCCTCCTGCGCATCCGGCTCGATCCCCACGAGGAGCGCCCCTGGCAGCGCACCGGCTTCCGCCATCCCGATCTGATGACATGGGTGCGTGCCAACCGCCCCCGGCTGGTCGCCGCCTGTCTCACGCTCTGCCAGGCGTGGATCGCCGCCGGTCGTCCGCGCGGTGCGCGCACCATCGGCTCCTTCGAGAATTGGGCGCATGTCGTGGGCGGCGTGCTCGAGGTCGCTGGCATTCCCGGCTTCCTCGGCAATCTCGACGAGATGATGGAGGCCTCCGACAGCGAGGGCGCGGGCTGGAGCGCCTTCATCGCCGCCTGGTGGGACCGGTTCGGAACCGCCGAGGTGGGCGCGGCCGACCTCTTCGACGTCGCCCTGTTCTGCGATCCGGCGCCGCCTATCACCGGCCACACGGACCGCGCGCAGAAGACCAGCTTCGGGATCGCCATCAAGAAGATGCGGGACCGCGTGTTCCGGGTGGGCGATCTGACCCTCAGGCTGGTGCAGGCGGGCACGTTTCGGCGGGCGGTCAAATGGCAGCTGAAGGTCTCGACGCAACCGTCGCGTCCGCAATCCGGCGCACGAGGGTCTGATGCGTGTGAACCTCGGGCCGCGAGTGTGAACCTCCAAAACCGAGGTTCACACGATCAAGCCATTGATCGAAATGGCAAATGTGAACCTTGTGAACCTTGTGAACCTCTCCCAACCCTTACGCACACGCGCGCGCACGCACATGCGAAGGATGATGCCGGAAAAGGTTCACAAGGTTCGCGAGGTTCACAAAGCCACGTGAATTCAGAGCCTTGTGCGTGTGAACCTCCCTGTGAACCTCGGGCGGCAGGTTCCCGAGGTTCACCCATCCCCGACTGGCTGCGGGAGCTCGATCCATGAGCCCCGCACGCCCCGCCCCTCATCCCATCGAGCACCAAACCGGAAAGGAGCCCATCATGGCCCACGCATCTCTGACCCCGACACCCATGAGCGCCCCGTGCCCCGGCGTGCCGGTCGTTCTCGCCCTCGATCTCGGCACCACGACCGGCTGGGCCTTGCAGGCTGCGGACGGTCTGATCACCAGCGGCACCGTGTCCTTCCGGCCCAGCCGCTATGACGGCGGCGGCATGCGCTACCTGCGGTTCCGGGGCTGGCTCGAGCAGCTGGCTCACGACGCCGGTCTCCTCACCGCGATCCACTTCGAGGAAGTGCGCAGGCACGTCGGCACCGACGCGGCGCATGTCTATGGCGGGCTGCTGGCCACGCTGACGGCATGGGCGGAGACCGCGGGCGTCGCCTATCAGGGCGTCCCGGTCGGTACCATCAAACGCCACGCCACCGGCAAGGGCAACGCGAACAAGGACGCCATGATGGCGGCCGCCCGGGCGCGCGGCTTCAGCCCCGCCGACGACAATGAGGCCGACGCCATCGCGATCCTGCTCTGGGCGCTGGAGACCCGGGGAGGTGTGCAATGAGCGGCATGCGGTTCACGCCCAAGGGCTATGGCGGTCACCGCCGCAACCCCGACGAGGTCAAGCGCGACGGCTGGAAGGAACAGGGGCTGCTGGCCGTCGCCATCGACGACCATCGCCTGACCTGGCCCGAGCGCGAACTGGTGCGCCAACTCGGCGAGCGGCTCTACGGCAAGCGGGAACGGGAGGCGCGCCATGGGTGAGTGGACCACAGCGCAGGTGCAGGACCGGCTGGAGCTTGCGGCGGACGTCACGCGGCAGCTGCCGGGCGTGATGCCGCAGGGCTTCTTCAACGCCTGGCCAGAGTATTTCCACAGCTTCGCCGACAAGGTCGGTCAGGAGCCGCAGATGCGGCGGCCAAGGCCCAGCCCGCGACAGATCACGCAGGCTGAGGAGGCGATGCTCTGGCTCCGCTGGCTGGAGAAGGACGATGCTAGGCTCGTCTGGCTTCGGGCGAATGGCACGCCGTGGAAGCCGATCTGCTGGGAACTCGGGATCAGTCGGGCAACGGCGAACCGGCGCTGGCAGTACGGCATCGCGGTGATCGTGTGGCGATTGAACGAGAGACGGGTGCCGCAGAACCGCTCGATCAACTTCGTGGTAGAGGGCGCTGAGCGCTATACAGCATCTTGAGGGAGATCGAGCCGATCTGTATCCATAACGAGACATGGCCAACAACTTGACTGCCGAAAAAGCTCTGATCTTCAGGATCACGCACATCGACAATGTGCCGTGGATCCTTACAAATGGGCTTCGCTGTAAGAATTCTGACGTGCAGGATCCCAATTTTGTTCGAATCGGGAATCTTGAATTGATCCAGCGCCGGACAGCTCGAAACGTTCCTGTACCGCCTGGTGGGACGTTGTCGGATTATATCCCGTTTTACTTCACGCCTTTTTCAATGATGATGTACAACATCAAGACTGGCTACGGTGGGATACGCCAGTTCCCGAACAGGGAGATCGTGATCATGGTATCATCACTTCGGGGGCTTGCTGATCGTGGGGTGGCAACCGTGTTTTCGGATCGTCACGCTTACCTCCAGACCGCACAGTTCTTCACCTCGCTCGACGACCTCGACAAGATCGACTGGGGTATCCTGCAGCGAAGGGACTTCAAGCGTGACGTCGATGACCCCGAGAAGACGGACCGCTACCAAGCCGAAGCCCTTATACACAGGCACTTGCCTGTCGAGCAACTTGCAGGCATAGTCTGCCTGAGTGAGAACGAAAAAGGAACACTCGAACGGCAACGGGAGGAGGTTGGGCTCGAACTCAAGATCGTGGCGCAACCGGGCTGGTATTTCCGATGATAACGTACGCGAAAGGTAATCTACTGGAAGCCGACGTTGACGCGGTCGTGAACACCGTGAACACGGTCGGAATTATGGGCAAAGGAATTGCCTTGATGTTCAAGGAACAATTCCCGCGCAACTTCGAAGCCTATTCGCGCGCTTGCGATGCTGACGAAGTACGCATTGGCAAGATGTTCGTCACAGAGAACAAGGAACTCTTCGGGCCGCGTTGGATTATTAACTTCCCGACGAAGACCCACTGGCGGGTGAAGACCAAAATTGAATGGGTCGAAGATGGATTGAAGGACCTGGTCCGGGTAATTCGCGAGAAGGACATTCATTCGATTGCGATCCCCCCGCTTGGTTGTGGTAATGGTGGCCTCGACTGGCAAGACGTGCGTCCCCTTATCGAGGCGGCATTGGCGGAACTTGATGGGGTCAATGCCATCGTCTACGAGCCGACTTCCAAGTATCAGAATGTCGCCAAGCGCACCGGTGTTGAGAAGCTCACCCCGGCACGCGCACTGATGGCTGAGATGGTGCGTCGGTATTCCCTCCTTGGGATCGAGTGCTCGATTCTTGAGGTCCAGAAGCTGGGTTGGTTCCTCGAGCGCGGCGTGACGCGGTTCGGAGGGTCGGATGCGCTCAAGTTCAGGTTCCAAGCAAACAAGTACGGACCTTATTCGCATAACCTCACGAAGCTGCTCGATAGTCTCGACGGCAGTTATCTCCGGTGCGACAAACGCCTAGCCGATGCCGATCCCTTGGATCTCATTTGGTTCAACGACGCCAAATATGATCGAGTGCAAGCCTATCTGAACTCGGGTGAAGGGAAGCAGTTCTCAAGCGTACTGGAATGGGCTTCGGCCACCATCGATGGGTTCGAGTCGCCTCTCGGCATGGAACTTCTGGCGACTGTCGACTGGATGATGCAGCACGACGATATCGAACCGACTGTTGAGGGAGTGATGGAAGGTCTTAAGGGCTGGGCCGGTGGGGAAGCCGCTGGACAGCGCAAGTTGAAGATCTTCGATCGTCGGCTGGTCGCCATCGCCTTGGAGCAACTTCAGACGTCGAACAGACTGCCTGCCTGATAATACGTGCAGTCGCCGGGCAATACCGGCTGTCAAGTCTTGCCGCATTCGCGAGACACTTTCCTGCGAGACATCGGGCGCCGAGACAAACTTCCTTTCTGAGGCTATCAATTAGGGCATACTCGGGAGAGGAGCGCGCGGGCAGAGGCCGCGGCACTGGCTTCCGGGGTCCAGCGAAGGGTCCAGCCGGCGTCCGATGGACTAACCCATTGAGTTTCCGGTTCCTTCCTGGCGATATTCGTATGCTGGCGGGCGAAGCTCGGCATTTCGCCAGCGACAGGGCCAGATTTTTGGGAAGCCACCGGAGTCTAGCGTCCACCCGCGACGCCACGAAACCCTCGTGAATTCAAGCATCTGACCGGCCGCGCGGGGTGGATACCCCGCGGATGCCGGAGTCCAGCCGGAAGCCGGCGGACCCCATCGCGCCGGAGTCCAGCCCGGCGGATGCCGACCTATCATCGACAGGAACCTGCATGAACCTCGCCTTCGCCCCCGAGCGGATCGAGATGTGGCCGCTTGCGCGCCTCCAACCCTACGCGAAGAACGCGAAGGTGCACGGGCCCGACCAGGTCGCAAAAATCGCCGCCAGCATGGCCGAGTTCGGCTGGACCGTGCCCTGCCTCGTCGGCGAGGACGGCGAGTTGATTGCGGGCCACGGCCGCGTGCTGGCCGCCACGCAGCTAGGTCTGACTGAAGCGCCGGTGATCGTTCTGGGCCACCTGACCGAAGCGCAGCGCCGGGCATACCGCATCGCGGACAACAAGCTCACGGAACTCTCAAGCTGGGACGAAGCGCTGCTGTCGGCCGAGCTACAGGACCTGCTCGCTGACGACTACGACCTGTCGCTGGTCGGCTTCTCGGACGGCGAACTCGACAAGCTGCTGGCCTACGTCGCGGAAGACGACGGTGAAGAAGGTGGCGCCGGGGGCTCCCTGCCGCCGGTGACCATCCCCGAGCCGCCCCGCAATCCGGCGTCGCAGACGGGGGATCTGTGGATCCTCGGCGATCATCGGCTGCTCTGCGGCGACAGCACAAGCGCGGTCGATGTGCGCCGCCTGATGAATGGCGAGCGGGCGATCCTGTTCGCGACCGACCCACCGTATCTCGTCGATTACGATGGCTCGAACCACCCGACCCGGAACAAGGACTGGTCGCAGTCCTACGGCGTCACCTGGGACGACAGCAGCCAGGGCGCGGACCTCTACGACGGGTTCATCGCCGCCGCGGTCGCCGAGGCGATCACCGAGGACGCCGCCTGGTATTGCTGGCACGCCTCCCGCCGCCAGGCGATGCTTGAGGCCTGCTGGGAGAAGGCCGGGGCCTTCGTCCACCAACAAATTATCTGGGTGAAGGACCGGGGCGTCCTCACGCGGTCCCACTACCTGTGGAAGCACGAACCCTGCTTCATGGGCTGGCGTCGCCCGAACCGGCCGCCGAAGATCGCCGAGCAGACGCTGCCCTCGACCTGGGAGATGCCGTCCTTCGCCAGGGATGACCGGCCCGACCACCCGACGCCGAAACCGCTCGATGCCTTCGGCATTCCGATGCGCCAGCACGTCGCCCGTGGCGGCCTCTGCTATGAGCCATTCTGCGGCTCCGGATCGCAGATCATGGCGGGCGAAGCGAATGGCCGCCGCGTCTTCGCGATGGAGATCAGCCCGGCTTACGTCGATGTCGCCGTCGAACGCTGGCAGGCCGACACCGGGCGCGAGGCGATCCTCGACGGCGATGGCCGGATTTTCGCCGAGGTGAAGGCCGAGCGGCTGGGCGACAAGGCCGATGCAGCCGCCTGATGGCCGTCTACTACAACGATGCCGATCCCGCGATCTGCGCCTGGCTGCGGGAACTGATCGCGGCCAGGCTTCTGCCCGCGGGCCAAGTGGACGAAAGGTCCATCCTCGAGGTGGAGCCCACCGAGCTGCGCGGCTTCGCGCAATGTCATTTCTTCGCCGGCATCGGCGGCTGGCCATATGCGCTGCGACTCGCGGGCGTAGCGGAGGATCTGTCCGTCTGGACCGGTTCGCCGCCCTGCCAGCCCTTCAGTCAGGCCGGGCAGCGGAAGGGACAGGACGATGACCGCCACCTCGCCCCGGCCTTCCTGCGGCTCGTCGCAGCCTGCCGCCCGGAGCTCGTCTTCGGCGAGCAGGTCGCGAGCGCGGCAGTGCTCGGACCGGTTGGCAGAAAGTCTCGCGCGGCAGTTGAGGGCCCGGCTGGCTGGGCGTGGTTCGACGCTCTGGCGGCTGACCTGGAAGCGGCATCTTACGCCGTCGCGGCGGCCGATCTGCCGGCTGCGGGCATCGGCGCGCCGCACATCCGCCAGCGACTGTTCTTCGGCGCCGTCGCCTTGGAAGCAGTCACTCGCGGGTTGGGCGACGGCCTCGGCGAGGGATCACAAGGACGGATCGGAATGCCGGTCGGTGCCGATCAATGCGCTGCTCGGCCGACAGGTCTGGCTGGCGGGTTGGCCGACGGCGATGGCGGGCTCGCCCGCCACGAAGCGATACAACGCGGCCGGAAACACGGATGCGAGCCGCAGGACGGTGAAGCTGGTGGACTGGTCGATGGCGCCGACCCTGCCGGGGCCAATGCGACGGACGGCGTCTGGCGAGATCCGGACTGGCTCCTCTGCCGCGATGACCGCTGGCGGCCCGTTGAGCCCGGAACATTCCCGCTGGCTGATGGGATACCCGGCCGCATGGGGCTCTTGCGGGGCTACGGCAATGCGATCGTTCCGCCGCTCGCGGCGGAGTTCGTGACGGCTTTCATGGAGAGCCTGCGATGAAGCAGAGCCGGACCATGTCGATGGTCGAGGCCGCGGCAAACGTTGTCGTTGGCTACGTTCTGGCCATCGCAACGCAGATCGTGGTGTTCCCGTGGTTCGGGATCGAGACTGGACTCGCGGAGCATCTGACCATCGGCCTTGCCTTCGTCGGCGTGTCGTTGGCGCGGGGTTACCTGCTGCGACGACTGTTCGAGCGTTGGCGATAGCGCCGGGCATCACACATCGGCGGGCTCGACTGCTGTGATGTAGGCGGGGCCTGCATTCCACGAACCCTCATCAAGGGTCCAGAAGGCGTCCTCCATGTCGGCCAGCGCCACGAAGGCGACGGCTTGCGCCGCCTCCGGGGACAGTGCCTCGACGGTCACGCAGGTGCTTTCGGTGACGGCACGGGTGATCTTGACCCTGTACCGCGGCATCAGACGGCGTCCTCGATACGGTAGCAGCGCCCTCTTCCTTCGACTTTCTCCGAGGTGACGGTCAGACCGAGCTTTTTCTTTAGCGCGCCGGCAAGCGCACCCCTCACCGTGTGCGGCCTCCAGTCCAAGGCCGCGACCATCTCGTCGATGGTCGCGCCGCCCTCGGTGCGGAGCATCTCGATCAGCTTCGCCTGCTTGGTGCCCGTGCGCGGCGTGCGCGCCTTGGGTGCGCGGTCTGCCTCGGCGGGGGCGTCCTGCGGGGCTTCCGGGCTCTGCGCCTCGTCGGCGCCCGTGGTGGCGCTGTCGCCGCTCTCCGGCTCGACGCCGATCGCGGCGAGGCCGGCCTCCGTGATGTGCAGGAGGATGGCGTTGCCGTCCTCTTCGTTGCGCCAGATCCGGTTGAGCGCGGCGTCCGCCTTGGTCTGGCTGTCGGTCGTGGTTTCGGCGATCAGCCCGCGGGAGAGGAGCGCGCCGACCACCTTGGCGGCGGCGCCGCCGCGGAGCGAGCCGGGGAGCGGCAGGACGTTGCGGTCCTCGCGCTGCGCAGCGGCACTAAGGATCACGAGCTGGGTGTCGGAAAGCTTGGTCATGGGGTCGTCTCCTTGGTCGGGGCCGCGACCGTCGCGACCCTCCTACGACCCCGAGCCGCGCACGGCGCGCGGCGGGAGTTCCGGCAGTGCCGGAGATCAGCGGGCGTGCTCGCCCTCGCCAAAGGCGCTGTCGGTGATGCGCTTCAGCAGGCTGGCGTAGTGTTCGAGGGTGCCGACATGGCCCCAGTTGATCTCGTCGGGGCGGGCGTTGAAGTGATCGTCGCTGAGCGCCTGCAGGCGGGCGAGCATCTCGTCGATCTCGGTCTTCTTGCCGATGAATGCCGCGAGCGCGGCTTCCTTGTTCCGGCGCGCCTTCTCGGCGCGGAGTTCGTGGCGCGGGGTCGTGATCGGGTTCAGGCGGGTTGTCATCGTGGTAGCTCCGGGTGAGTTGCATCGTCCTTGCAGGATGGACGTTCGCTCCGCTGGCCCGGCTTATCAACGCTATAAGCACCTGACTTTAAATGATAATCGAGGCCGGCGATGCAGGGCATGAGCGAGCGCCAGTACGCCGCCCATGTCGGGCTTTCGCGCGGCGCGATCCAGAAGGCGAAGGCCTCTGGCCGGCTGGTCCTGCACAAGGATGGCAGCATCGACGCCGCAGCTTCGGACAAGCGGCGCGCAGAGACAACGGACCCGTCGAAGACCCGCAAGCCGCCCGCGCCGAAGCTGAAACCCGTGCCCGAGGCCGCCGTCGCCGCCGTCGGCGACACGCTACGGGAACAGGGGCTGTCCGCCCCGGCCGTCGGCGGCGGTACGACCTTCCTGCAGGCCAAGACCGCGAACGAGGTGCTGAAGGCGCAGGAGCGGCGCATCCGGCTGCAGAAGCTGAAGGGGGAACTGGTCGACCGTGCGCGGGCAGAGACTCAGATGTTCCGGCTCGCGCGCGACGAGCGCGATGCGTGGGTGACCTGGCCGGCGCGGGTCGCCGCGCTGATGGCCTCGGAGCTCACCGCGGCGCTGGGGGACGGGTGCGAGGTGGAGGCGGCGCTGATGCAGAAGGTACTGGAGGCCCATGTCCGCGCCCAGCTCGACAGCCTCGCGGAGATCCGACCCGGGCTTGGATGACGATGTTTTCGGGTTCGACGGCGCCGCCGCGCTGATCCGCGCCTGGTCGCGAGGTCTGCGCCCCGATCCGGACCTGACCGTCTCGAGCTGGGCCGACCGCCACCGGAAACTCGCTTCGCGCGCCTCGGCCGAGCCGGGGCAGTACCGGACCGCGCGCACGCCCTACATGCGCGAGATCATGGACCGGCTTTCGCCCGGCGATCCCACGCAGCGGATCGTGTTCATGAAGGCAGCGCAGGTCGGCGCGACCGAAGCCGGCAACAACTGGATCGGCTTCGTGATCCATCAGGCGCCGGGGCCGATGCTCGCCGTCCAGCCGACGGTGGAGCTGGCCAAGCGCAACTCGCGCCAGCGGATCGACCCGCTGATCGACGAGAGCCCGGACCTGCGGGAGCGGGTGAAGCCCGCCCGCTCGCGGGATGCGGGCAACACGATGCTGTCGAAGGAGTTCGCGGGCGGCATCCTGATCATGACCGGCGCGAACTCGGCGGTGGGACTGCGCTCGACCCCGGCGCGCTACATCTTCCTCGACGAGGTCGACGCCTATCCCGCGTCCGCCGACGAGGAAGGCGATCCGGTCACGCTGGCGGAAGCCCGGTCGCTGACCTTCGCCCACAGGCGCAAGGTGTTCCTTGTCTCGACCCCTACGATCCGCGGGCTTTCCCGGATCGAGCGGGAGTTCGAGGCATCCGATCAGCGGCGCTACTTCGCGCCGTGCCCGCATTGCGACGCGATGCAGTGGCTGAAGTTCGACCGGCTGCGCTGGGAGAAGGGGCGCCCGGAGACGGCGGAGTATCACTGCGAGAGCTGCGAGCGGCCCATCGCCGAGCACCACAAGACGAGGATGCTCGAGCGCGGTGAATGGCGGGCGACCGCCACGGCCGCCGATCCAACCACGGTCGGCTATCACCTCTCGGCGCTCTATTCGCCGGTGGGTTGGCTCAGCTGGCAGCGGATCGCGCGGGCGCATGAAGCGGCACGGGGTAGCGACGAAGCGATGCGGGCGTTCCGGAACACCATCCTCGGCGAGACCTGGATGGAAACCGGCGAGGCGCCCGACTGGCAGCGTCTGGCGGACCGGCGCGAGGCATGGGCGTCAGGCACGGTGCCGGAGCGCGGGCTGTTGCTGACCGCGGGCGTCGACGTGCAGAAGGACCGGATCGAGGACGACGTCTGGGCCTGGGGCCGCGGGCTGGAAAGCTGGCTCGTCGATCACCTTGTGCTCGAGGGCGGCCCCGGTGATCAGGCCTGCTGGCAGCAGCTGACGGATCTGCTCGGACGGACTTGGACGCACGCCTCGGGGCAGCTGCTGTCGCTCGCCCGGCTCGCGATCGACACGGGCTACGAGACCAGCGCGGTCTATGCCTGGTCGCGCCAGGTCGGGTTCGCGCAGGTTGCGCCGGTGAAGGGTGTCGAGGGGTTCACCCGGACGAGCCCGGTGACCGGGCCGACCTATGTCGACGCGACCGTCGCGGGCAAGCGGCTCCGGCGCGGGGCCCGGCTCTGGACCGTGGCCACCTCGACCTTCAAGGCCGAGACCTATCGCTTCCTGCGGCAGGACCGGCCGACGAGGGAGGAACAGGCGGTGGGCGCTCTGTGCCCGCCCGGCACCATCCACCTGCCGGACTGGGCGGACGGCGAATGGCTCAAGCAGCTGACCGCCGAGCAGCTGGTGACGGTGAAGGGCAAGCGTGGCCTCACGCGGCTCGAATGGCAGAAGCTCCGCGAGCGCAACGAGGCGCTGGACACCCGGGTCTATGCCCGCGCGGCCGCGTGGATCCTCGGGGCGGATCGCTGGCCCGAGGCGCGGTGGGCCGATCTGGAAGCGCAGCTCGGGGTGGCGAAGCAGGACGGATCCGAAGCCGGTCCGGCAACGGCGCCGGCCGTCCCGACACGAACGATGCCGCGCCGGCGCACGGTGCGCTCGAACTACATGAGGTGATCCATGGCCACGGCCGCAGAGCTCCGCGCCCGGCGCGACGCCCTGACCGCGCAGCGGTCCTCGGGCGTGGCGCGGGTCAGCTATGACGGCAAGACCGTGGACTATCGCAGCGTGGCCGAGATCGACCGGGCCATCGAGGCGCTGGATCGCGAGATCGCCGCGGCCGAGGGGCGTCGGATTGTCCGGCAAGTGCGCGTAACGACGGCGAAGGCTCTCTGAACCCATGGGCATCTTCGACCGCTTCCGCCGCCGGTCCGCCGGCGGCCCCGCTGCCGTGCGCGCCCGTCTCGAGGGCGCCATGGCGAAGCGGCGGCTGCGCGGATGGAACCCGCCGCTCGAGAACATCAACGCGCTGGTTGCCTCGGGCGGTCCTCGGCTCTTGGCGCGGTCCCGCGAGCTGGTGGTGACCAACGGCTATGCCGCCAACGCCTGCGAGGCCTTCGCCGCGAACCTTGTCGGCGACGGCATCAAGCCATCCTCGCTGATCGGGGACGGCGATCTGCGCGACCGGGTCCAGCGGCTCTGGCTCGCCTGGACCGACGAGGCCGACGCGGACGGGCTGACCGACTTCTACGGTCTGCAGGCCATGGTCGCGCGGGAGATGTTCGTCGCGGGCGAATGCTTCGTCCGGATGCGCGTGCGTCGGGTCGCAGACGGGTTGCTGGTGCCGCTTCAGCTGCAACTCCTGCAGTCCGAGATGCTGCCCTTCGAGAAGACCGAGACGGCAGCCAACGGCAACCGCATCCGCTGCGGGATCGAGTTCGATGCGATCGGGCGACGCGTGGCCTACCACTTCCGCCGCCGGCATCCGGGTGACAGCACCGACCAGGGGGCGGTGATCCCGGAGACTGTGCGCGTGCCGGCGGCCGACGTGCTGCACATCTACCGGCCGATCGACGCGGGCCAGATCCGGGGACTACCGCATATCGCGCCGGCCATGGTGCGGCTGTTCCTGCTCGACCAGTACGACGACGCCGAACTCGACCGGAAGAAGACCGCGGCGATGTTCGCAGGGTTCATCACCAAGACCGCGCCGGAAGAGCCCATGATGGGCGAAACGCAAGCGGATCTCGACGGCGCCGCCATTGCGAGCCTCGAGCCCGGCACGATGCAGGTGCTGCTGCCCGGCGAGGACGTGAAGTTCTCGTCGCCGGCGGATGTCGGCGGCGGCTACGAGGCATTCCAGTACCGAACGCTGCTGGCGGTCTCGGCCTCGCTGGGGCTGCCCTATCACCTCGTCACCGGGGATGTGCGACAGGCGAACTACTCGTCCCTGCGCGCCGAACTCGTCGAGTTCCGCCGCCGCATCGGCCAGCTGCAGCATGGCGTGATTGTGCACCAGCTCTGTCGCGCGGTGTGGCAGCGCTGGCTGGAGACGGCGGTGCTGTCGGGCGCGCTCGATGCCGATCCCGCGACGGTGCGACCGGTGCAATGGATCCCGCCGCGCTGGGACTGGGTCGATCCGCTGAAGGACATCCAGGCGCAGGTGCTGGCGATGGAGGCCGGCATCACCTCGCGGCGCAAGGTGGTCGAGGCCACCGGCTACGACATCGAGGAAGTGGACCGCGAGAACGCTGCCGACGCCGCGCGCGCGACAGGTCTCGGCCTGCGCTACCGCACGAGCCCCGGCGAGACGCAGGGTGCCCGCGCGACGCCTGCACGGCGGGCCGAGCCCGGCAATGTCGCTGGCAACGATACGGACGACGGCGCCGCGGCGACCGATCCGGCCACCGAACAGGAGTGACGACATGGCAAGCTGGTATGCGATCCGCGCCCGGGGGACCGGTGCGGAAGTGGCGATCTATGACGAGATCGGCGCCTACGGGGTCTCGGCGAAGGGTTTTCTGGCCGAACTGGGCGCACTGCCCGAGGGCACGCCGGTCGATCTGCGGCTCAACAGCCCCGGCGGCTCGGTCTTCGATGCGGTCGCGATCCACAACGCGTTGAAACGGCACGCGGGCCCGGTAACGGTCTGGATCGACGGCATTGCCGCCTCGGCGGCCTCCTACATCGCGATGGCCGGCGACGAGATCGTCATGCCCGAGAACGCCTTCCTGATGATCCACGATCCAGCCGGCCTCGTGATGGGGACGGCTGAGGACATGCGCGCCATGGCCGAGGCGCTCGACAAGGTGAAGGGCAGCCTCGTCTCGGGCTACGCCGCGAAATCCGGCCGAACGACTGAGGAGGTGTCTAGGCTCATGTCCGCCGAGACCTGGTTCGATGCGTCGGACGCTGTGGCGCAGGGCTTCGCCGACCGGCTGGTCGAGCCTGTCCGGATCGCCGCGAACTTCGACATCGGGCGCTTCCGCAATGCGCCGCCGGTGCTGGTGGAGCAGGTCGAAGCCGAGCTGGAGCCCGGCGCCGAGCCTGACGACGCCGAGGTCGAAGCGAACGAGGATACCGACGACGCCACCGGAGGCGACGAGGTCGAGGACGCCGAGGAGGAGCTAGCCGCCGCCTCCGACACCTCGGAGCCGCCCGCCGAAACCCCGCCACCGAGCGGTTCGCCGCCCGATCCGTCCGCGATCCGGGCCGAGGCCATCGGGCATGCCCGAGCCGTCGTCGATCTCTGCCGCCTCGCGGGCCAGCCGCAGATGGCCGGCCGCTTCCTCGAAACGGACGCCAGCCTCGACGAGGTGCGCGCCGCGCTCCTCGCCGCAAAGGCCGAGGCGGAGCCCGACATCGCGCCGCATCACCCGCAGCCCGGCCGCTCTTCGGCCGCGCGCCCCTGGGGCGAGGTCGTCGCCCGCACCTTCAAGCTGAAAGGATGACACCATGACCACGCTGGTCGAAGGCACGCACCCCGGCGGCTTCCTCGTCTGGGAAGCCTTCCGCGACTATACCCGCGATACGATCACCGTCGCTGCGGGCACGCTCGAACCCGGCACCGTGCTGGGCAAGATCACCGCCTCGGGCAAGTACGCCGCGCACGATCCGGCCGCGGTCGACGGCACCGAAACCGCCGTCGCCGTGCTCTGGGGCAAGGCGGATGCGAGCGCCGGCGATGCGTTGGCCGTCGCCATCGTCCGCGGCCCCGCCATCGTCAATCGCCACGATCTCGTCTTCGCCGGCACCCCCAACGCGGCCGAGATCGCGGCTGCCCACACGGCGCTTCTCGCCGCGGGCATCCTCGTCCGCTGACCCAATCCCTGCAGGAGGCATCCTCATGGCCACCATGGACATCTTCGAAGGCGATGCCTTCACCATCGTCGAGCTCACCCGTGCGCTCGAAAACATCCCCTACAAGCCGGCGCTGCTCTCGGGCTCGGCCCTCTTCAGCCCGCGCGGCGTGCGCTCCCGCACCGTCGTGATCGAGAGCCGCGACGGCACGCTGTCGCTCATTCCGTTCTCCGAGCGCGGCTCGGCCTACGAGCAGCAGGTTCCCGACCGGCGCGAGATGCGCGCCTTCGTCTGCCGCCAGTTCAAGAAGCAGGACGTGCTCTGGGCCTCCGAGATCCAGTCCGTCCGCGACTTCGGTTCGGAGAGTGCCACCCAGCAGGTGCAGACCGAGGTGGCCTACCGGCTCAGGAAGCTCCGCCAGGACGCCGAGACCACCTTCGAGTACCACCTCCTGAACGGCATCCAGGGGCTGGTGAAGGACCCGAAGGACCAAGCCACGGTGGTGAACTACTTCACCGAATTCGGCATCACCCCGGCGGCCGAGATCGACTTCGACCTCGACAACGCGAGCCCGGCCTCGGGTGCCCTGCGGAAGCGCTGCCAGGCGCTCATCGAGAGCGTGGAGGACTCGATGGGCGGGCTCTCGGCCGGCGCCGTGCAGGTGCGCGCCGAATGCGGCTCGGCCTTCTTCGCCGATCTCGTCGCCCACAAGGAGGTGCGGGAGACCTATCTCAACACCGCCGCCGCGGCCGATCTGCGCGGCCGCGTGGCCGACGAGGTCAGCTTCGGCGGCATCACCTTCCGCCGCTACCGGGGCGGCGTCGGCTTCACGGTGCCCACCGACAAGGCGTTCTTTTATCCCGAAGGCATCGAGGGGCTCTTCGAGATCTACTACGCCCCCGCCGACACCTTCGAGACGGTGAACACGCTGGGCCAGCCGCTCTACGCCCGCACGATCCCCGACCGGGATCGCGACGAGTGGGTGCGGCTCGAGATCGAGAGCAACCCGCTGCCGATCTGCACCCGACCGCAGGTGCTGCGATCGGCGCGGCGGACCTGATGACCGCCTTCGCTGCCGCCCTCGACGCGCTCTTCGCGGACGCGCATCTCGCGCGCGACGTCGTCTACATCGCCGAGGGCGGCATGCCCGCGCTGGTCCGCGTGATCCTGCGCCGGCCCGACGACGTCACCGGCTTCGGCGAGGCACGCATCTGGTCGGAGACCACCCGGCTGGACCTGCGCCTCGCCGAGGTCGCCAACCCGCGCCCCGGCGACCGCATCGAGATCGACGGCGAGGCCTTCCTCATCCAGGGCGAGCCCGCCCGCGACCGCGAGCGGCTCGTCTGGACCGTGGACCTGCGACCGGCCTGATCGAGATGAAGCTGAAGCTCGACATCACGCCGGATCTTGTCGCCGCCATGGCCGCCGAGGTGAAGGCCGGTGAGAAGGCTGTCACCGTCGCCATGCGCGAGGCCGGGACCGGGCTCAAGACCGCCTGGCGCGGCCAGATCACCGGCGCCGGGCTCGGCCGGCGGCTCGCGAACTCGATCCGGAGCCAGACCTACCCGAAGGCTGGCGAGAGCCTGAACGCCGCGGCCCTCGTCTGGTCGAAAGCCCCGGTCATCATCAGCGCCCACGACACCGGCCCGCTGATCCGCTCGAAGGAGGGGTTCTGGCTGGCGATCCCGCTGCCCGCCGCAGGCAAGTCCCTGCGCGGCGGCCGGATTACGCCCGGTGAATGGGAACGGCGACGCGGGCTGCGCCTGCGCTTCATCTATCGTCGCACGGGGCCGAGCCTGCTGGTGGCGGAGGGACGGCTCAACACGAAGGGTCAGGCGGTGGTGTCTCGCTCCAAGACCGGGCGCGGCAAGGTCACCGCACCGATCTTCTTCCTGGTGCCGCAGGTGGAACTGCCGAAGCGGCTGGATCTGGCGCGGGATGCAGATCGAGCGTTGGACAGTGTGCCGGGGCTGATCGTGGCGAACTGGGTGGATGAGCGGATCAGAAGATCATAGCCGCGATCCGAATCTGCAGCCGTTTGCTAATCGGCGACTTCGGGTTCAGACCTGTTTAGGCTAGCAATTGCGCGGCAGCTTTCGTGAAAGCCGCAATAATCCCGATGAATGTGCCGGTGACGAAGAATACGGATTTCTCATTATCTACGGCGGACTCTGCATAAAATAGGCCAATGCCTTTCAGCAAGCGAATGAAAGTCGCCGCCATAATAAATATGATGAAGACTACAAGGTAGATAAGTGTTGGGTAGAACACTGTTGCGCTATAAGCCATGCCTGATGATAGCCAATGGGCGAACATCGCAGACTCGCCGAGGTGTTGTCCGATATGTTGATGAAACTTTAAGAGGCCACCTTGCGGTGATGTTGCTACGTCATGGCTTACGATAAGAAAGAGGCATACGTAGAACAGCAACGCGCAAAGAGCGAGGTCGAGCAATACAAACCGGGAGGCTCGGATCAGGCTTCTGCTAAGGAAAAAGCGTGTGACCAGAAGCGTGGTGAACATTACGGTGAGTATGTCGAAGACCGCATTAACAGGATAAACAAAGGCTTTATCCAAATGGAGCTGGTACATCTCTAGGTATGCAGGGAATAACTCAAAGAAAGTTCCAAAGTCTGGATCGATTGCGCGCAGTATCGCATTGCGAATGGCCTTACCAACGAAGAAGAACACTGTTGTCATGACGGCGCTGATGACAACAGATGTTAGGATGAAGCGCCAAGACCGGATGTCCGGCCCGATATACCGTCGCACAAAGCGCAAATATGTAGCCGCTGTCGCGCGTGGTAGCGCTTTTGGGCGGACATCACTCAGATAGACCCAGAAATTCAAGAGAGCGCGTTTTAGGGCAAGGTCATGACGGGGCAGAATGACTTTGTCGAGCGCCACACCAATTGCTGCTAGCGCACCGGCAATAATGACCAAGTCACCCAGGAATCCCATGAACGCTCCGTTGAACCGTCTGCAGTGAGTTTACGATAGCCGCCAAGCACGGACCAAGAAACGCCTAATCGCGAGGTGTGCGCAGTGGCTGTAGCCATGTTCGCCGAGAACAACTACCGTTCGGCGCGCGTCTTGGAGCATACGAGTCTTTGTCATGCCTCGCCGATAGCCAACCACCATGCCCAGCCCTCGCGAAACCATCCTCGCCGCGCTGTACGCGCGGCTCTCGGCGCTGCCCGCCACCGCCCTGCGCGGCGAGGTGCTGCCCGAGCGCGTTCCGGCCGAGGGGCTGCTGATCCTGCGCGACGGCGAGCCGGGGGAGCCTGATGTCACCCTGTCGCCGCTACGCTACCACTACCAGCAACGGGCTGAGATCGAGGCAGTGGTTCAAGGTGCCGACCGTGACGCGGCCTTCGACACGCTGACCGCCAGCATCGGGGCTGCGCTCGCCGCCGACCGGACGCTGGGCGGGCTTTGCGACTGGGTCGAGGCCGAAGCGCCACGGCCCGTCGATCTGCCGGTCGAGGGCGCGGCGAGCCTGAAGGCGGCCGTGATCCCGGTGGTGCTGCACTATTCCACGGCCGATCCGCTCGGCTGACTCCGACAACCCGAGGAGAACACCATGGCACGAGCCCAGGGGGCGCGGGCGCTGATGGCGCTTGCGTTCGAGACGACCTATGGAACGCCGCCCGCGAGCGGATTCACCCGCATGCCCTTCGCCAGCACCTCGCTGGGGGCCGAGCAGCCGCTGCTGAACTCGGAGCTTCTCGGCTACGGGCGCGATCCGCTGGCGCCGATCAAGGACGCGGTGACGGCCGATGGCGATGTCGTGGTGCCGCTCGACGCCGAGGCCTTCGGCTTCTGGCTGAAGGCGGCGTTCGGGCCACCCACCACCACGGGCGCGGAGGCCCCGTTCAGCCACGAATTTCAGTCGGGGTCCTGGACGTTGCCCTCGATGTCGATCGAGACCGGCATGCCCGAGGTGCCCCGCTATGCGATGTACTCGGGCTGCGTGCTCGACCAGATCACCTGGCAGATGCAGCGCTCGGGCCTGCTGACCGCCACGGCGCGGCTGGTGGCGCAGGGCGAGACGGTGGGCACGACGACCAGCGCCGGAACACCCGCCGCGCTGGAACTGAAGCGCTTCGGGCACTTCAACGGCGCGATCACGCGGAATGGCACCGCCCTCGGCAACGTGGTCTCGGCCGAGATCACCTATGCCAACAACCTCGACCGGATCGAGACGATCCGCTCGGACGGCCGCATCGACGGGGCGGACCCGTCCATCGCCGCGCTGACCGGTCGGATCGAGGTCCGCTTCGCCGACCAGACGCTGGTGACGCAGGCCATCAATGGCGATCCCTGCGAGATGGAATTCGCCTACGTCCTGCCCTCGGGCGAGAGCTTCACTTTCACCGTGCACGCCGTCTACCTGCCGCGCCCCCGGATCGAGATCTCCGGGCCGCAAGGCGTGCAGGCCACCTTCGACTGGCAGGCCGCCCGCGACAGCGTGGTCGGCCGGATGTGCACCGCAACTCTGATCAACGACATCGAGGTGTACTGAGAATGCTGACGCTCGACCTGACAAACGCCCCGCGCTGGCATGACCTCGCCC